AGAAAACTGATGTACTCCGGGCTGTACTGCTGCAGCACCTTGTTGTCCGTCACCCGCGCCTGCACAAAACTGTAATCCTCCGGATTTTCTTCGTCCGTAAACAGCCGGTCCACGAACAGCCGCTTGATGTACGCATGCCCCGGCCCTCCCGGGTTGCAGGAATAGAAAACCCTGTGCGGGAAATCGTCCACGCCGCGGCAGCTGGCCGCGATCTTTTTGATCCATTCCTCCTTTAGTTGTGTTGCTTCCTCCAAAAAAATTTCCTGATACTCAATTCCCTGCATATGGTCAGCATCGTTATCGCAATCGCAGTATGCAAACTGGATCGTCGCGCCGTTCTTGAAGTAAAAGCATTTTTCATTCGCGTTGTACGTCGCAAACCCTTTCGTCATCAGCTTCAGCGGTTCAAGATGGTTCAGCATCAGGTCCTTCAGCGTCCGCCGGATAAAGCAGATCCGGATCCCGCTGCTCCATTCGTCTTTCCGGCCGTACCGCATCGCATCCATCACGGCCTGCTCCCGCATCACCCAGCTTTTGCCGCCGCCCCGGGCGCCGCCGTATGCGGTATGCCGCGTTGTGCTTTGCATGAAAAGGTACTGTTTCCGGTTCGGATAGATATGCCGTTCCCGCGGTTCATTCATCGCCGGCACCTTCTTCCTCCGCCGGTTCCTCCGCCGGTTCATGCACCACCACCATCAGCGGTCCGGTATTCCCGTCCGGTCCCTTCGCCTTTTCCTTTTCCAGCTTCAGCTGCTCCTTCCACTTCTTCGCCGCGAACTTCTGGTCCATGTTCGGGATCCGGTACAAATCCCGCTGCGTTTCCGTCGCCGTTTTCAGCGCTTTGGCAAAACTTTCGGCGTTTCGCATAGTTCCCTGCACGTCTGTCAACCAGTGTGTCGGCCTTTTCTGGATGTTCTGCGCCATGGAAACGAGCCCGTCCAGCAGCATTTCGTTCGCTTCGATCAGTTTTTCAAGATGGTTCACGCGCGCACGCACGACGCGCTCGCGCAGTCTGTCCTCTGTTTCTTCCCTGATTTTTCCCTTCTCTTTTTTCCACCCTTCATTAGATGCGCGGTTTTGAATTGTTTTCAGTTTCACGCCGTACTTTTCCGCCAGTTCCTTCTGCGTGATCCCGCCCTTCAACCATTCCGCGCGGATCTTTGTCCACGGTATGCTCATATTCTGTTCCCCCCTGCCCGTCAATGGTGGGCGATCCCATGCTTTTATTGTTCCATGCTTTGCGCTTTTTTTGCAGGTACAGCAAAAGGACCGGCGTCCTGCCGGTCCCAATGCCTGCCCAATGGCAACCCAATGCCTACCCATTGGCCGCCCATTGGTTGTCATTCTTCCAGATATTCGTCGTCGCTGGTCGCTCCGTACATTTCCTCTGTTTCCGCTTTCATCTTCGCATACGTTTCCCGCAGTTCCTTCCGTATTTCTTCTTCGGTGTAATAATCTTCTTCGCTTTTCACGCAGAAAAAGATCCGGTAATGAAAGCCCTTGATCCCGTCCGTATCCTGCACCCGTTCTTCATTGATCCCCCAGAACAGCGTCCCGTTCACCAGCGGTTTTTTCTTCTGTTCCTGCTCCGCCTGGATCCTGTGCAGGTCGTCCATCAGTTTCAGCACGCTTTCCCCGATCGCCGCGATCCGCTGCTTTCGCCCCGTCCGGCAGTAGCTTTCCGCCTGCCGGCCGATCTCCTCGCGCCGCTGCCGCAGCCGCTTCTCATACCGTTTCAGTTCGCGCTGGTCCTGTTTGATCTTTTGCCTTTTGTTCATGTTGTTCCTCCTTCCGCATCACTGCCCGTATATACACACCGTCGACCACATCACTGAACAGCACTTGCCAGCTTTCAAGCGTATAGCCCGGGTATGTCCGTTCCATGATCTCTTTTCCTTCCACGCCGAAACAGAGCGCCGCCCGCTTCACCTTCCGGTTCGAAAGTTTGCAATCGCTCGCATGTTCCTTCGGTTCCTTCAGGTTCCTGCTGCCGCTCCACATATGGTATCCCTGCCGCTCGCCGTTGTCCCGCGCTTTTTCGTTCTGCCGGTAAAGGTAATTTGCCATGCCCTGCAGCCCGCCGCCCTGCTTCTGCAGGCGGATCGTGTTTGCGTATCCTTTTCCCCACATTTTTTCCAGTTCGTCCCGGCCGATCCCGCCGTTCATCACGCAGTGGACATGGATCCGCTGCCCCGCGTCATGCCCCACCGCATAAATGTATTTCAGTTTCGCCAGCCCGCGCTTTTCTCTTTGCCGCTTCACCCGGTTCAGGAAGTTGCGGATGTCCTTCCTGCAGCGCTCAATCGTCGGTTCGCTGCCGGCGTATGTCAATGTCACATGAATATCCCTGTCATAACTGAAATTATTTTCCATCAGCAATACCAATCTTCTTTTCGCCCGCTTCGTGTTCAGCTGCGCCTGCCGTTCTTTCGTCAGGTTCAGTTTTTTCTTCTGCGCCGTTTTCTCCATGCTGCGGCCGTAGATCGGATACACTTCCGCTTCCAGTCTGGTTCCCGCCTTGATCGTCCGCGTCCGGTATCCCATCGTTCCGATCCGCATCGCCGTCGCTTCGGTTTTCCAGTAATCCGCCAGCAGGTCCTCCCCCGTTGAAGGGATCACGTCAAACAGCCCTTCAAATTCCCATGCCATTCCGTTTCCCCCTTTCTCCGGTGAACGCGGGGAGAGTGCTGCGCACCCTCCCCGGACCCCTCCGGCTGCCATCGTCATTTCTTTTGAAGATACCTGAATATCGCTTTCCTGATTTCAGGATTCAATCTTGCCGGTTGTATCTTCAGTTTGCATCTTTCCGATATAGTCACCGACCAGTAAATCCTTTCCGACTTCTTTATCCAATACCGGATCTTTTCGTCTGTGTTCATTTTCTTCTCCATGTGCGAACTTTTAATACTCATTACAAGCCTTTGTTTGCGGATCCCGTCCCGCCGTTCGCAGCGCTGGCCGCTGCCGGGAACCAATCTTGTCAGGAGGAACTGACAATGAAGCGCATCATGCGCTGAGCCAGTGAAAGGATTCGAACCTTCAGCCTGCTGGTTACAAATCAGCTGCACTTCCGTTGTGCTACACCGGCATGAAACCCGGATCGCGGATCCCTGTCCGCCGTTAATCCGGATATAATAGGAAACAATCAGAACATGTTTACTTTGATAATCTGCGCTTTCTTCAGGATCTTCTCCGCTGCAATCTGCAGCAGTTGCACCTGGTCCTTCATGCATACCGGGTCATTCGTCGTCTTGTCAGGATCGTTCCCGCCCAGGATGCCGCCGATGATCGTCGTCAGGATCGCGTCCGCGTCCCACAGCATTTTGTCCGTCACTTCAAGGATCTCTTTCAGTGTGATTTCCTTTCCTTCCATCACCTGTTCCCTTTTCGGTTCATCCCCGTAACTCAGCATTTCCGTTTTCCTCCATTCTTTTCAGTCCAAAGTTTTTTGCGTCCCGGTCAAACTCCGGGCAGTCGATCACCCGGAAACTGTCAAAGGTCTTTTTCCTTGTCGGTTCTGCAGTCCAGCCCTTCACCGGGATAAAGTCCTTCGCCCAGCTGCACCCGTTCCGGATCGCCTTGCTGCAGTCCCAGCCCAAACTGTGTTTAGTGTTGTCCATGCTCATGCTCCTTCGCGTATGCAATGGATCTTTCCGCTTCCTCTTTGAAGCGGCCGCTTTCAAAATCCCGTCTGAATTGTTCCGCTTCATCCTTGTTCCTGGTTTCAATGTGGTTGATGATCGTTTTGCAGGTCACGCAGTACAGTGCCTTTCTATGTCCCTGCTCACGAACCCGTCCGCGGTTTCTCAATACCGGGATCCCCTTCCGGCCGCAGTTTATGCACCAGAAATCGCTCATCAGTTCGTTCTTTCGCCTGCTCCCTGCCATCCGTTCCTCCTTTCACAGCACTTTCATCTGCCGCACCACCGGATTCCACAGCATTACGATCCCGCCGGTCCTCCGCGCATAATCCTCCGCCTTTTCCCTGTCCCGCGTCCGCCATGCGTCGTATGGTGAATTGCTCCACCGCAGGTCCCGGCTGTACATGATCCTGCCCACCAGGAACTCGCTGTTCTTACGGATGATCAGGCATGTCTGTTTTCTAATATCACTCATGTGTATTGTCGCCTTTAACTAATTGCTTTTTCGTACTGATGCAAATTCTGTACAATAATCGCTACAGCATCTTTTGCCTTTGCTTTCATAAAAGTGTTGCCGTCCTATTTTCTCTTTGGGATAGCAGAACCCATGTACTTTTACCCATGCACACTTTGAACAATCAAAAGTGTCGCAAAGACCAAAGTCAAGAATAGATAATTGTTTGTCTTTCATGGTGATCACTCTTATCTATAGCGTCATTTGTCACTCTTTCCGCATCGCCCGCAGCAGCATGCTCAGTGTGTCGTTGATCTTGTCCATTTCCATCACGATCCGGTCAACCATTGCCGCCTGGAACCGGTACGCTTTCCCCTGTTCCTCCGGTTCCTTCTGCTTCAGGTCCATGCAGATCTGTCCCGGCACCTGTTCCTCCGCCGGCTGTTCCGCCGGTTTCGGCCAGCGCTTCCATTCTTTCGGATCCTTTATTTCTGCGATCAGTTCCTTCTTCTGCTCCGTCTTTTCCTTTTCTGCCTGCTTCATCTGCTGGTATTTCTCCGCGTCAAATCCGGCCTGCCTGATCTTCTGCACCGTACTTTTGCCGATCCCCAGCAGTTCCGCTGCCATCCCGGTCGTCGCTCCGCCGGCCATCAGGATCCGCGCATGGTTGCAAAGCGCCTGGTCAATGTTCGGCCGCACTTTCGTTTCCATTCTCATTTCCTCCCGTCATTTTCGCGTCCTCTTCCGGCCCGTCCAACTTCAGCATCGTCGGTCCGTTCTTCATCACTTCCTGCTGCCAGTTCGCCAGCACGTGCCGCACCGGTTCACTGTCCAGCGCATGGATCATTTCCTGCAGGATCTCGCACTTTTTCCGCTGCTCCGCAAACAGATCTTCCATGCCCTGCATCGGCACCCGCATGTCATACCCTTCGCTGGTCAGTTTCCACAGGTCCCGCTCATACTCCAGGCATTCCATCAGCACGCTTTTCCTTGAAACCTCCGCCATGCCGTCCCAACTCCTTTATCTTTTTGGCCATGTCCATTACGGCCTTTTTGTATCCGTATTCGTATCCCTTTTCATATTCCGGTGTTTTTTCTTCTTCCAATATTTCCAGCAAAAATTTAATCTCCCATATGCTCATGCTGACCATATATGTTTGGAATCCCCTGTCCTCCATTGACTGCAGGATCAGTTCAAGGTGTTGCTTCAGATTGTCTTTTGCACTCATTTTGACCCTCCCGCATACGTCCATTCGATATGCTGGTTTGCCATCGGATAGCAAACATCCCACTGCGGTTTCTCCGCTTCGCATGCCTGCGAGATCATCCCTGCCAGGAAGATCAGCGCGATCACCACGATCGCTAAAATGTACCTTCTCTTTTCTTCGTGCTTTGTGGTATACTTCATTTGATGAAAACCTCCTAACTGGTCGTTTTTGTTGACATGGATCGCTGATGCTGCAACATCAGCGATTCTTTTTGTTCTTCCGCCGTTCGATCGTTTCGTCCAGTCCGCCGCTGATGATCGCGCCCACCAGCACGCCGATGATGAACCCCAGCGCCATAAACCCGAAAACGATCAGCGCAATTTTTGTCGTCGTCATGCTTCATCCTCCCATCTCATGTGCAGCCAACTTTGGTAGTGTTCGCACCGTTTCCATTCCTGTTCGCAGAACAGTTTCCGCTGCGTTTCGCACCGTTTTGTGTTGCTGTACCGTATCTCCACCGTTTCACTGTCCGGCACATGACTTTCGCAGCGGATCGTGCTGGCAGTGAATGCCTTGAACAGTGGGCAAAGGATCGCTTCGCCTTCCGTGTTCCCGCATTCTTTCCTGCTCATCCTCTGTCTCCATTCTCAGCGTCCTTTACACTGCCTGTAGTTTCCCGCCGCGTCTGCGGGCCATCTTTCCCTTTGTCCTGGTGATCATCACGATCTTGTTGCTCAGCCAGGCTTCCACTCCGCTTTCCGGCACCCGCAGCATCCTGTTCTTCCCGCTGCCGATATCCACGCAGCCCGGCATCTCCGCCATCCGTTCCCGCGCTGCCTGGATACTGATATCCATCAGTTTCGATATCGCCGTCGGACTCAGCATCTTCTCCACGTCCTTCCCTCCTTTCCGCTCCGTTCATGTCCAGCATCCACTGCGCCGTTGTCGCCGTTTCCTTGTCCCTGAAACACAGCAGTGCTTTCCACGGTTGTTTTCCGTTCACCAGGATCTCTTCGATCCCGTCGTATTCGCTCGCATCTTCCAGCATCCTCAGAAACTGCTGCTGTGCTTCAGGATTCCCGGGTTCGCAGCCTACAATGAAGCAGTACATCCTTAAGCCCCTTTCAGTTCCTGGATCAGTTCGTCCATGCTCACCTGGCTTGTGCCGATCACATGACGTCCTCCGCCGCTTTCCTTCAGCAGCAGTCCTTCCACCTTGTCCAGTTCAATGTCGCCCTTCGCGCCGATCTTCATATTGATCTTCGGTTCAAACGCCGGCATGTACAGGATCTCCCCGTCCTGGTTCACGTGTTCGTCCATCCGGATCTTGATCTTCACCGTCAGCGTCCCTTCCCGCATGTTCTTTGCGATCAGGTTCCGCATCATCGCGTTGATCGTCATGTCAAACTTTTCCCGCAGATCGTCAAAGATCTCGCTTTCAATATTCAGTTCCTGCGGTTTCATCTGTCCCTCGTCCTTTCGCTTTTGTTTTTCTTCCTGAACTCGTCCGCCGCCGGGCAGGTCACGAAATGCGACCTGTACCCGATCGCCGCCTGTCCGTCCCCGATCCCCGGCTCCCGCCCGCGCTTGAGCTCCCCGTCCGGCATCACATAGGTGTTCGGTCCGCCCACCGGGATGAAGTACATGCTTTCCGGATCCACCGGTATGCTTTTCCCCTTCACCGTCTTGATGAAGCAGATCTCTTTCCCGCATCCGCGGCATTTCGTTGTCCTGCTCAGCATCTTTATGCTCATGCCTCCTTTGTGGAAAAATCAAATTCAATCTGTTCCGTTAGTGTTTCAGGTCTCCACTCGACGCCGATATAGTCCAGCACCTCTCCCCATCCCATGTCGATCATCCAGAAATGCCACTCTTTCGGGTTTTGTTTATATAGCTTGTCGAATCTGTGAGGTCTCTTTTCTAGCTGGATCCCGAAACCGCACATACTGCATCCGGTTCTCTGCGCTCCTGTCGTCCGCAGCGTTCCGTCCATGTCCCTCACTATCTCTCCGTATATTTCCGGAATCGGTGCCTTTATGTCGATTGCCAGCTGCAGCAAGTCCTGCCGCATGAATATCGCAAACGGTGCGCTCCTGATCGTGCTCTCCCCGAAATAGTTACATCCGTTCATCATCAGGCTTTTACTTCTTCGTCCGCCCTCGCTTGCCATCAGTCCCAGAAATGGCACGCTGTTGTGTGCTTTCGCCCAGTCGTCGCACGGTTTTTCCTTCAGGTAATAACAGCATCTGTCACTCACCAGGAAAGGCGCTTTTGCATATCCTTTTGCCGCGCCCTCCGGATCAGCCCCTCCGAATTTCTCCAGCCATCTTTTGCTCAGTTGCATCCTCGTCCCGGTTCTGTTTCCGCCATACTCTCCTGTTTCCCCGGTTATGATTGCATGTCTCACTGTTGCGCTTTCTGGTGTCTGCTTCTGCAGCAGCGCGATCTTCCCCGCGATTTCCTTGCTCAGCACTGGATAACCGAACTCTTTGATCACTTTTACCTTTGGCTTAATCGGATGAACAATCTCCACACCCAGCTGCTTATGAACTTTTTGAATACTTTTGTCTTCCAGTGAAGACACCGAAATCGCTGGTACATCAATATGGATAGATCTGAGGAAACAAAGCAGCGTTATGCTGTCCAGACCTCCTACGCTCACATGTGTGTTTAATTCCCGCTTGTCACATTCTCGGATAAACTCCTCCGCCCGGATCCTGGCGTATGCTTTCTTAAATTCATATCCTTGTTTCTGCTTCACCATGAAGTCCGCGATCTTTTTATCCGTTTGCAGCCGCTCGTGTCGCTGCAGCACATTTTCCTTCATGCTGCTGCTCCCTCCTCACAGAAAACTTATCTGAACGCCTTCACCCAAATACTTGTGTCCGTTCCATGCTTCTTCCGCCTGGCTCGGCATGCCGTAATAGTCTGTCTGCTTTCCGCAAACATCGCATTTGTAATAGGCATCGTGATATTTATCGTTCGTGTTTCTCGTCTGAAACCTCGGATAAACACCGCAGCATTTTTCACACCGCGTCCCGAACCACCAGCCTAATTTTTCTTTCCCGTAGATCAGTTCCAGCCGCTGCTGTTCTTCGATCGCTTCCTGCTGCGTCATATTTCTTTCCCTCCATTTATTCGCATTTTATGCGACTGTTTCGGGATAAAAAATACTGGTGAACTCCTGCTTGTTCATTTGCGTAAGGTTTTTGATTATCTCAATCGTCCCTACGTTCATTTTCTCAGGGTTCGCCAGCCATCTATATACTGTTGATTCTGTTACTCCTGCTGCTTCTGCAAGCATAGGCACACTTATATCATGAATAATAAGTGACTTTCGTAATTCTTTCTTATTTATCATTTTTCTGCTCCTTTCTTGTTGCATGTTCTGCGACACCATCATAATAATTTTTGTTGTCGCATTTGTCAATAGTAAATTTGCATTTTGTGCGAAATTATGTATAATGGTCGTGGAGGTGATGCGTATGACGATCGCCGACCGTATTCGGAACCGTCGTCTTGAGCTCGGTTTGTCTGTTGACGACCTTGCCAAATTGCTTAACAAAAACCGCGCTACTGTTTATCGTTATGAAAGCAACTATATCCAGTCATATAAACCTGATGTTTTGGCTGCATTAGCAAAAGCTCTTAATACAGTCCCATCGTATTTTTATGGTTACGATGATCTTCCGCCGGATGATCCTGTTAATGATCAGCCCGTTACGTCTGAAGCGCGCATCCTGGCCAAAGGTATTGACCGGCTGCCGCAGGCGGAACGCGAGCAGGCGCTGGCTGTTGTCCGCGCCATGTTCAATCGGTACGCTGAATATTTTGACAAGGAGGAACCGGATCCGGATGATCATCCCTGATTATAATGCCGCCGCCCGGAAAGCTGAGGAAACCTATGCCCGTTATTCCGTCGGTTCTTTTCCGGCCGATCCGCTGCGGATCCTCCGCCGGCTGCCCCGCGTGCTGCTCATATCCTGTGACGCGCCTGTTGATCAGGATGCTTTCACCTGCGTCCAGCGCCGCAATGGGCATTTGTGCTATATCATTTATTATAACCCTGATCTGCCGCATTACGCCCTGCGTTCCGCCCTGGCTCATCAGTTGGCCCATGTGATCCTGCAGCACGACGGCACCGTCCCGGAATCTGTTTGGACAGAAGAAGCAAACTGTTTCGCTTATCATTTCCTCTGCTATCGGCCACCGGTCCGGATCGTTGTCAATTTCCGTCCGATCCGCAGCACTTTATCGTCCTCTTTCAAAGACACTCAGACTTTTGATAGCATGGACGCTTTGAAAGCGTTTGTCGCGGAAACCCACACCAAACTGCAAAGGTTTATCGGAAAAGCGGATGCCTTGTTTCATCCCTCAGACGTTGAGATCCGTTCCCTGGATGAAAAGGACATTTATGGCGGATGGAAAAACTATTCCTCCGTTGTCGTCGCCGGCCGCCCTGTTGGTTACTGTGGAGAATAAGGAGTGATTTTATGTATTCCACGAAAGAAAAAGCCCTTGAAGCGCTGAAACACTGTATTAATCTTGGCGATCCTTTTAATAATAATAATTGCGGCGCTGGCTGCCCGTTATGGAACCAGTGCACCGGCCAAGATCTTGACGTCATTCTCTCTGATCTTTATGAAGTTATGCTTGACATTGGTTTTCCCGCCGAACGTACTCAGAAGATTTATGACGCCGTTACTCGCTGCCGCTGCATTGATATGTGCGATGGCTGCCCTTACTTTTCACGTTGCGAAGGTACGGATCAGACTTATCTTTTTCAGGATATTTATGACCTTCTGAATGAAAGCGGCGTATACGAAAAATAGTTTCTTTCCTTTTCTGATTTATAAGGAGATTCTGAATAATGCCTAAAACCAAACCTCCCCGCGCTGATGGCCGCTATCAGGCTAAATATCATGGCCGGTATTTTTATGCTGATAACCCTGATGAAGCAAAGCGCCTGCGGGATGAATATAAATATCAGTGTGAGCATGGTATTGACCAGATCCGGAACATCACTGTGGCCGATTACGCTGAACAATGGTTGCCTGTTGCTAAGGCTGCCGTATCGGATAAATGCTATAACGATTACGCCAAACAGATTGAAGCGCTTACCTCTGTCTGTGGGGATAAATACATGAATGCCGTCCTGCCCCTGGATATCAAAAAGGTATGGTCGCATTATATCGGTTATTCTGCGTCCACCATTCACCGCGCCCGGATGCTGTATCGCGCCCTTTTCGCATCAGGGATCGAAAACGGATACTGCCGGTCCAATCCTGTTGACAAGGAAGATGCTCAACCGCACAAAGGCACTGCCGGCACACATCGCGCCATTGAACCATGGGAGCGGAAAATCATCGAAACCTTTCCCCACCGCATGCAGGCCGGCGCCATGCTGATGCTGTATGCCGGCCTTCGTCGCGGGGAAATGCTCGCTTTCACTGGTGCTGATGTGAAGAATAAGCAGATCTGTGTTAACCAGTCCGTCCGCTTTGAAAATAACCAGCCTTCTTTTGTCGATCCGAAAACTGACGCCGGCACCCGTCAGATCCCGATCTTTAATAAGCTGGATCCATATGTCAAAGATCTGTCCGGTTATATCCTGCCAAACAAAAAAGGGAAAGCCTGCAGCGAAACGGAATTTCGCAATGCCTGGAACGACTGGAAGAACTCCATTGAATTGATGCTGAATAACTGCACACAAAAGCGCTGGTACTTCCTTGATAAATCCTACCGTGACCGCGATCCGCGCCGGTATGATCAGATCCAGCAGTTGCTCGCAAAAGGAAAGAAAAATGAAGCGGATGCCCTCCGCTTCATGGACTGGAAACAATGGACCGTCCGCCCGCATGATCTTCGTCACAGTTTTTGTGTCATGCTGCGCGACGCCGGCGTCGATATGAAACTGGCCATCCGTTGGATGGGTCACGCTGATGAAAAGATGATCCTCCGCATTTATGATCACATTACAGATCTGCGTATTCAGTCCGCAGTAAAAAGCATAAACGCCTTTAACAATCCTCAGCGGGCGTCAAACGGGCGTCAGCAGACTGCTCGCAAAAGCCGCAATGCCATATAATACCTGCATACTAAGGTGTTTATTTATCAGCCTCCGACTCTGAAGGTCACAGGTTCGAATCCTGCCGGGCATACGATCCCTGAACCCTTTGATATCAAAGCGTTCAGGGATTTTTCTTTGCCTAATTTTACTGGTAAAAAAGTGTCATAAAACCCATAAAAACGCTTAAAAAATGTAAAAACGGGCGTCAAACGGGCGTCAGATACCGCAAAGAAAGATGGTGCATTTCTGCACCATCTTTTTATCTGCGGTCCATCATCTCAGGATATCCGTGATAAGGGTCATAACCATAACTGCCGCCGTCCCTGCTCATGTACCGGCCGGTCGTCCGGCTGCGGCCGCGGGCATAAGATCCGCCGTCGTATTCGCTGGCGCCGTTCATTGCTTCATAGGCAGCAATGCTTTTCATTGCGTGCGCCATCTTGTCGATGTTTTCCAGGTCCTGGTTGTTCATCTGCACGTTCCCTTTGGAATATTTTTCGTCCAGCCGGTCCAGTTCCCTGTGGATCGCTTCGCAAATGCCATCGTACATTGTCCAGCCCTCCTTATGCCACTGCCGGCGTCGTTGTCGTCAGCGCGGCCAGGATCGTCGCGGTCTGCTGTGTCTGGCTCGCCGCGAGGTTCGCCATGTTCAGGCTGTTCTGCAGTTCAAGGATCTTCTCATCCTTCCGGTTGATATCGTCCTGGCACATTTTGTCCAGGATCGCCTGCGTCTGCTGCTGGATCGCCAGCCGCGTCGCTGCGCCTTCGTTCTGCACAATGTTCTGCGTCTGGCAGGTCGCCAGCCGGTTGTCGCAGCAGCACTGGCTCAGTTGATTGCTCAGTCCGAACATTTGCTGCATGTTGGCCATCTGCCGGGCATTTTCCCCGATCTCCGCCTGCGCAAAACCGTTGCTGATCGCCGCGTTTACATTCGCAAATCCGCCGCACAGCGCAGTCTGCATGTTACTGAAACCGGACGTCAGTGTGTTCTGGATGCCGCTCACACCGGTCATGACCGCACTCTGGTCAAACCCGCGCTGCACGTCCGCGTTCACAAAACCGGCGCCGTTGCCGCCGAATCCGCCGAAACCGTTCCCCCATCCGCCGCCAAGACAAAGCAGCAGCAGGATGATCCACCAGCCGGATCCGCCGAAATCACCCATCCCGCCGTTATAGTTGGCCGGCGCTACGGGCATGTACATCTGAGTACCGTTACTTTCCATTGTTTTTCTCCTTTTCATT